TGCAGCTACTGCAGCATCAATACCTACTGCCTCGACATATGCAACCGTAACTAATAGCTACGAGACTAATGGTGGTACCTACTTTAGCCAGGAAGCTGGTTACGACTCCCACACATTATTTGCAGGCAAGAGCAACACCCCCGATGGCATCAGCTCACACAAGCTCTACGGCCTGGACCTCACGGGTAGCTCGAGCATGCTCTCAGCTCCATATGATTCCGAGGCTAACAAGGCACCCTTTGTGGAGCGTACAGGTATAGACCTCGATGAGATGATGCAAATCTCAGCTTACAAAGTAATCTCCAGAATTTACCCCCAGGTGTATACAGAATCCTCGAACATGCAGTTTCAATTCAAAGTGGGCGCCTCGAACCTACAGAACTCAGTACCCACCTATGAGTCCCAGGTAACTTTTGACGCAGCGTATCAGCACAAGATTGATTCCCGAGCAGCTGGCCGATACCTGGCCTACCGCATGGATGTCCTGGACACCAAGAACTTTGATTTCTCAGGGTTTGATGCCGAGATAACCACAACTGGCAGGAGGTAAGCCCCATGTCCCAACAGCTACCTCTAGGGTACAAGCGCAAGCCTGTGCCAACTCTGGGCGACAGTCCTGAAATCATTAAGTCTTTTGTGGCCGACGAGCTGCAGCGAATCGAGAATACCCTGGCACTGAATGGCCAGGAAACCAAGACAAACCAGGACGGTATTACTGAAGTCAAGCAAACAATAATTGACATCAACAATACCGTAGGCAACAACACCGCAGCTATTACTCAAGAAGCCGTCACGCGCACAGGTGAAAACTCAGCATTTGCCTCTCTCATAACCACTGTGCAAGCAAATGTTGCAACTAACGCTGCCTCTGTTGTAACCGAAACAACAGCAAGGGCAGATGCCATTAGTGCCGAAGCAACTGCACGGCAAGCTGTACAAGCCAATGTTGATACTGTGGCTGCCTCGGTTGTTACTGAGGCTTCGGCTGCTGCAACTGCTACTGCCGCAGTGGCATCCAATGTCACAACGCTCACAGCAACTGTCGGTGACAACACATCCGCGATTTCCACTGAAGCCACGGCTAGAGCAGATGCTGACACTGCGAGTGCCACTCTTATTACCTCTTTGACTGCCGCTGTCGCTACGGCAAATGGCAACATTGCCAACAACTACAACATTTCTGTGAATGCAGACTCAGCATTGGCAACCAGTGTATCTACAGTATCAGCAGCAGTTGGTGTGGTGGCAACCTCAGTCACGACAGAGACTACTGCTCGGGTTCTGGCCGATGGAATACTCGAAGCCAAGTATGGCGTTTCTTTAGATGCCAACGGCTACATCACTGGCTTCTCGCAGAACAATAACGGTTCTAGCGGAACCTTTAAGATTACCGCAGATAAGTTCCTTATTGTCGAAGGGGCAGTTGCAGGAGAAACGGGCGCGACAGTGTTCGACATCACGAATGGCCTTGTGACAATGGAAGCGGCCCACATAAAGAATCTGACAACAGGTAATATAGTCGGCACTGTTAACCCCACCTCAGCCTTCTCAGGTAGTGCCAGCAAGACCTTTGGGCCTACGTCTGCTGGGTTTGTTGAGTTGATGACAGTTGATTGCCCAGGCAACGCTGCGAAAGCTCACGTACCTAGCATTAACATGGTATTCGACGCGGCATTTGCCACAGATACTGCCTATGTAAAACTCGAATCAGCCACTGTCACTGGTGGTAGCGCAGGCTCTTATACAGAGGTGCAAACTCTGCGGCACAAGACCGCAGCAGGTGGTAACTCATGGACGACGATTCCGGTAGTAGGCAGCCTAAGTTCATCCACAACCTCCACGACCAGGTTCCGTGTCAGTATCCAAATGTACAGCGACAACGGCACTGGTACCACTAATCAGTCTCGCAGTGGAACAGCGCACTGGTCAGGCACAACTACAGGTATCGTGTAATGTTTTATAGTCGAATAGAAAATGACTTACCCGACGGAAGTCCACAGTTCCTCACGGACGAGCAGCTTGGACAGATTGGAGGGACCTGGGTGGAATACGTGTTCTGCAGCGACCCCATCGATGAGCTTATACAAACCTACGCTAACGTCTACGACGCTGACCAGGAACGTGTGGTCCAAACAATTGTTTCCTTAGAAAACCCGCGTGACCTTATTGTTAACAATGTCAGGGTGACTCGTAATGAGCGCCTGGCAGCATGTGATTACACGCAGATGCCAGACGTAACTTTTAATGCAGGAGTCAAGGCTTCCTGGGCAACCTACCGCCAGGCACTGCGCGATTTACCAGGCGCTATCCCAAGCGATATAGCGTCTCTGGACAATGTTGTGTGGCCAAGTTCCCCATCGAGTTAGAGGTGCCTAATGAAAGTGCCTGTAATCGAGTCAGATAATTTTAACGTCTACTACGAGCACCATGACGGCTTAACCTGGATTCACTGTGACGTTTTCCGTTACAGCAAAAGTGTCAGAGAAGAGCTGTTAATGGGCATGCGTCTTTTAATGACGTTACGCGAAACACCTCTCATGGCACTACATGAGCACGGTGATTTTAAACATAAAAAATTCTTAAAGATGCTGGGCTTTAGTTACCAGCAAACAAATCTATGTGTCGACGGACAGGCCCGAGACATTTACCGGAAAGAGGTTATATAAAATGGGTGCAGCAGCAGCACAAGTTGTAGGTTCAGTAGCAGGCGGGCTTATGTCACGCCGAGCCGCCAAGGACGCGCAATCAGCGCAGGATGAAGCCAACGCCAACACAATGGCAGGCTACAATTTTTCGCAACCATACATTAAGGATTCTTACGACTCTGCAGGCAACTATCTACAGAACGTACAGGATGCTGGTGCCTACATGGGCGATACCCATGCAGGACCAAACCAGTACCAAATGATGGGCAACCAGTACATGGGTAACATGGGTGCCGCAGGTGGTCAGGGTGCATTTGATATTAGTCAGCAAGGCAAAAACTTTGCGGCAAACTACGGTGACCTTTATAAGCAGTCACAGCAGGACAACATTGGCGACAGCTACCAATATGCCCGTGACAACAGCGGTGGAATTGTTGACTCAGCCATGCGCGATGACTTTCGCAACCTGACTGAGAACCAGCTGACGGGTAACAACATGAATGCCTCAGCAAGTGGCAACATGAATAGCAGCCGTGCAGGTATTGCCGATGCCAACCTGATGCGTGGCTTTAATGACCGTAAGGCCGACATGACGGCCAACGTCGAAAATACCTTATCAGGCCAATACATGGGCCAAAAAAATCAGCAGTTCAACAATGCCATGAATGCCAATTCTGGACTCCAGCAATCCTATGGCCAAGGCATCAATGCCATGAACCAATTTGGCAACATGATGAATAGCGCGGGCAACAACTTGCAAGGCTACGACCAGGCGCGTATGAATGACGAGCGTAATCGATTTGAGCGCAATCGTGACTTCGGATTAGATAACCAAATAAAGTACCAGAGAGGAATCCTAAACAACGCGGTGTACAACTCATCGTCAACCACTCCGAACATGCATTCACCCGATGCAGCATTCATGGGTGGGGCAATGCAGGGCGCTGGTATCGGTGGCGACATGTTCGGGAAGTATCAGGCCAACAAAGCAGCAGCTGCGGCTAATAATACTAGCTCATCTGGCGGGGGGAAGCTCTAATGCCTATCCAACGCGGCTATAACCAGCAGAGTTACCTCCCTAACTATTTCCCACAAGACTACACCAGTCCCCAGGGCATGAGTCAGATGCAATCTAACATGGGCAACCTGCACATGTACGGACCTGATGGTAGTTTATTACCTGAGCACCAGCAAACAGTCGAAGACCACATAGCTGGCGTCACCATGGCACCTGACCCTAACGGACGCTATGCACAAACGCCTCCACCCGTGCTCGGTACACCAGCAACTGGAGCAGCTACGCCTCCAGTGCTAACACAACAAGGCCCAGCACCTATTGTTGAATCTGTCGGCCAGGCACCAATGAACCCACAGCAAGCCGCAGCATTTGAAGCCGCTAATCCGCAAATCTATGACGACGACACTGAGGTCACCTCAGGTCGCCGCGATGGTACTCAGATGGGGCGGGCCAACAAGGGTAGTGGCTATCAAAAGATTGGGCTCAACGAAAGACTGATACGCCTTGGGGGTGCCATGCAAGGCGCCAGCCACCTTGGCGGCAATGCCGCTATGGGCGCCTTCGGTAAAGAATACGCCAACATTCAAAATTCAGACCGCTCAGGTTTAGCAGCCTACGAGCAAAGCCAGATGGATTACCAGACTGCCCTGGCGAAAGCGCAGGGTGACGGTGGTGAAGCGCAAGAAACTCTTATGCAGTACGACACAGCTATTGCTGAGATGGACTCCCTGTATAGCGAAATTGCGGGCTACGGTGATGACTTGACGGGTGTCAAAGACGGCACTGTCGATGCGTGGCTTGAAAATATGTCTGGCGACCCTAAGGCTTACACCAGGTTGCGTATGGAACAATTCCGCGTCGACCAGATGTTACTTTCTATCGCACAGACCAAGGGTGCAGTTTCCGATAGAGAGATGGCGATATTTGCTAAGCCAATGCCCACGATGGTGGCCGACGAAAAGGTTTGGTTAGACTGGATTAAAGCTAAAAGAGATGCAACGGCATCAGTTAGATATCGACTAGCGAATGGCGTCAGAGTTTCAAGTTCGCCCGCAGCGTCCAATCCACAAGCGACAACACAATATTCGCCAGAAGACCAAGCAATAATTGACCAATACAAGTAATAAAAGGAATGCCCGTATGTCTGGACAGTTAGAACAAGCAATTATCAATGCCCATAACGCAGGTGATTTTGCAGCTGCAAAGAGAATGGGTGAGCTGCTAAAGCAAGAAGCAGCAGCTGGTAATAATATGCAGGTCCAGCAAGGCGGTCAATATCAGTCACCTCTGCCTAGTCCACATGCCAACCAGGCACCGCCAAAAGACAATGCGTTTCAGTACGGTGTCGACCAGGCTCAGAACTTGTATGGTGGATTTGCAGAAGGCGTTGGTCAAAAAATTGGAAGCGAGACAATGGTCGCGCACGGTCAGAACGTGCAGGCGCAGCAAGAGAAAGACATCGCCAAAGGCGACTATCAGTTTAAGTATGATGGTTTCAAAGACGCTGTTGAAAAGGACGGAGTTTCCGGATTTGCATCTCACGCTGGCTCAGCGGTAGCAGCAGGCTTACCTACAACAGGCGCAACTTTAGTAGGCGGTGGTTTGACTGCCGCTGCAGCAGCATACAGTGCCCCTGCCTGGTTAGTTGCATCGCTGGGGGCGGCAACTACTGCTACAGGTATTGGCCTTGGAATTGGTGAAAATGTTCTTGAGCAGAAAGAAAAGACAGGAAAGTTTGACTCTGATGTAGCTATTGGAGTCGGTGTAGTCAGCGGCCTTCTTGACCGCCTGGGTGTGCGTAAGGTTTTTAACCTGAAAGACCTAGAAAAAATGACTTCCCAGCAAATTGCAGACACCCTTCGTAAAAAAGGTATGGGCGAAAAGGCTGCACAGTTTTTAAAAGGTATGGGCGTCGAGGCGGCCACAGAGACAGGCCAGGAAGGCCTCAATATGGCGGCAACGGCAACTCAAGGCGGTGAGTACACAGGCGAGGAAGTACAGCAGCGGCTAACTGATGCAGGTATTACAGGCGGCCTAATGGCTGGCACTATAAAAACAGGTACAGGCACTTTAGGTGCAGCAACTAACCTGGTCCGAGGAAGCAACACAAGCTCAGCTCCTGCAGACCAGGAGGCCACAGCTTCTTTTGCTCAGCGACTAGCAGAGATAGCCGAGGCTAACGGCTATGACCTTCAGGACATCGACAAAATGTCTTCTCAGGGTGCTCGAGAAACTGTAGACAAAGCTCACATTCAGTACACAGAAGACCTCAAGCAGCTATTTGCAGATTTGAAGTCTCGGGTAGCAGTCACGGACCAGGACAGTCTTGAAGAAGTGGCACAGAAAGTTCTTGCAGCAGCGGCTTACCGTGAAGGCCGTAACAAAACTAAAAGTACTGTCGGTGTTCAAGAAATGTCAGCACTTGAATCTCTCTCAGGAGATACCAGAGAGGGTCAGCAGGCTCTATCTGTATTACGCCAGCTTAACCAATTGACAAAGCTTCACAATGGTGGATATCAGGGTGGTGTCTCTGCAATTACAGACCAATTTGCCATAGCAGGGGGCAGTATAGGTTATGACAAAGGCGCTGTGGCGACAGAGCGTTTACTGCGTCCGTTGCTATCAGGAAGTGCTGCATTGAGCACTGGTGGTACCTCCCTCTTAGGTCAGGCGGCTGTGCAAGGAACTGGCCGAATGATTGATAAAATTACTGGTCGTCGTTCTGTCGTCGATAGATTTGTAAAACAGAACCGAGGCCAGCCTGGTATCCCTGGCAGCACAAGTCCAAGTTTGCGTGAAGAAAGTTTTGCGGAACAGCAAGCGGCATCTCAAGAAGCAGAAGCTCTCCAGGCACAGCAGGAAGCCCAGGCGCAAGAAGAAGCAAACCTCAACGAATACGTCTATAACCAGGGCGGTCTTCCTAACGACCTAAGTCCTGCAGGCACGATGTCATCGGTCTTGGGGATAGACCCTGAGCAAATGATGACGATGCTCGATGAAATTATTGCTACCGAGCCTAACCCTCAAATTGTTGACGCAGCTATTGCAGCTCAAGGTTCAATAGTTCAGGGAGGGCCTGTTCCAAATCTGAACCAGCTAATTTCCATGATGAAGCTGCGGGTCAACCCTGACCCCCAGTTCTGGATAGAGCGCGACCGCTCAGCTGGACAGGCAGCTGCTAAGACTAAATTGAGCCGTCAGGAACAAAACTATCAGCGCGGCATTGAGAACAACCAGGCGTTTAACCAGGAGCTGCAGAATGCAGTTGATGACGACGGTAGCATCCCTCCGCTCAACAAGGCGTACCTAAAGGTTGCCCTGGCAGACCTAGCAAGAGATTTGGGCGCTCAGCCTCTCGACATGGTTAACTCGATTATTGAGAGAGCTGCCGAAAAAGGTGTAACCCAGGAACAGATGCAGTCGTACCTGGCACCGTACCTGGAGCGCGTACAGCAGCAGCAGGACGCTAAGAATAGCCGTGACCAGGCAGCAGCTGAGGTGGATGCAGACCCTATCAACGAATCTCGCGGAATGCCACTTATCGAGCAGGCAGCTACAGCCGAACGCAAGCAACGCGCAGAAGAGCAGGGCTTCGATACTTCAAAAGTTTATTACCACGGCACGTATGCAAGCTACGTAGAAAATACAGCCTACGAAAGTTTCGACAACCCTAATTCTATGCCTGGAATAAATAGAGTAGGGACCTGGTTGGACGATAGCTCACAAAATTACGCTTTCCTCGATGGGCGGGCAAATGATGTGGTCTATCCTGTGTATATAAAAAATACAAAGGGATTTGATGTTGAAACTAGTTCTGTTGGCGAGGTAGACCCGTTCCACCAACTTGCCCAGTTCATAGCTGCCGATAAGGATATCGAGCTGCGCTATGATGGGGCTATACCTCCAAATGCGGAGAACAACCAAAAGATAGATGAATGGAGCCAGTCACTGCGCGATATGGGTTACACGCATATCAACTTATTAGGCACATCTATTGACAGTGGGCTTACTGATGGTAAACCCCGAAACTTTACAATCGTACTAGACCCCAAAAACATACGCTCAGTCAACGCCCAGTTCGACCCAGCTGAAGCAGGTTCTGACCGGTTAGTAGCAAACAAGAAACCAGTGCTGCAGCTAGACACAAGTCCTTCCATTATCCCTGTATTAAACGGCACAGAAACACCCCCAAAGCTATCAGGCAAAACAGAAGTAGCTAAATACCTTGAGTCTAGAGCACAAGACCGTATAGGCGGTGTGCGTGAAATTAGTATCCCAGAAGACCGTAGCGCGATTGCCGACGACATGGTTGCCGAAGCTATCTATGAGATGGAGCAGCAGGACGAAGGCAGTGCTATGGATTGGTACGATTCAACCATCGAAAAAATGCTAGGCATGATGGCGCTGAAGTACCCTGAAATTGAAACTGACGTAAATGCTAAAACACCAATGCTTATTGCGCTGTCAATAATGTCTCAGAACATGGATGTGCCGACAAACCTAAAGATTGCCGAAAAAGCATATGAGTACTTCCGTGACAATGGCAAGTTCCAAATATTCGGTCAGGGCAAAAGTTCTAAAGTTATGAAGTTAAACTTTAAAAAAGCCAATATTCTCCTAGAGAAACTTGGCTCTATGGATGCACTTGAAAAATTATTACAAACCAAGTTTAGCGTTAAAGACCTCAACCCTGTGCTGCAGGCATATCTGGGTGAGATAGGTTCCGTAGGCGGTGAAAACGTAGATACTCAAGTTTACGGCTCTGCTGTATTTGGGCCGAAAGTTGGTAATGGATTCTACACTAATCTACGCGGGGACTTTACCCCAGTCACTATGGACATGTGGTTCATGAGGACGGTTGGGCGCCTACGCGGTAAGGTGATGGCTTTTGATGAAACGAAGTTACAAGGTCAGCTCGATAAACTAAAGAGTGCTTTAGGACGTAAGCGGATTTCACGGGAAAAGCTGATTGAAGAAGCATTCAAACTTATTGCAAAACACGAAAAAGACTACAAAGTTAATCGTAAACTTTACGACCTCCCCAAAGGCAATGCTAAAAGAAAACAAAAGTCAAAAGCCACACTAGCAGCTTACACAATAAAAGGTTCACTCCGCGATACCGTCGATGCACCAGCTAACGGGACTGAAAGAAATGACCTACGCAAGTTGGTCCAGGAAGCAGTGGAAAAATTCAATACACGGACAGGGCTGGATATTGAGCCTGCTGCATTTCAAGCGTTGATATGGTACCCTGAACAGGACCTGTATAAGTCATTGGGCGTCCCGCTTAAAAATGTCCGTAAAGACTTTGCATCAAGTTTAAAAGAATTATTAATTAAGGAAGGTTTCAATGAAGCAGACCTCAACTCCACAATTGACCGAGTACAGCAGAGCCGAGAACAAAGAGCAGGAAGTGTTCGACAAAGCCCAGCTGAAAATGACGCCAGAAGCCCAGGACGAAGCCCTGCAGAAACTGGTGGACCTGTTCAAGGCCAAACAGACCCAGTAAACCCCGCAATAAAACCAGGCACTGGCATCCTGTCCGGTGCTGTCTCTGATTACTTCAAACAGCCCA